TGTTGACCCCTTAACTGGTCACGCAACTTGGTGTATTCCTCATTACTGATAGAACCTGTGCGTAATGCCGCTTCAAGTTCATCCAACATCCCAAAGGTTGCACCTTGACCTACTGACCTTACAGCCTCAACAGCAGGGTTATAAGTTACTTTGGGTGCAAATGTTGACTGAATAGCTTTTATATTAAATGCTTGAACATCATCAGCTAAAGGCAGTGTTGTGTAGTCTGTTGCCATTATGGTTTCACCCTCCGAACCCCTTGGGGGTCAACAAAAATTGATCCAGATGGATACTTTGGATTTTTCAAGAATGAATCTACATCTCTTTGGGTAAAGGTATGAGGTTCAAACTTTAATGTTTCGATTGGTACTTCAGGCAATTTTGCATTTGCGTTGATGCGTCTTCTTTCAATGGAAGTTTTTGCATCAGATACTTTTCTAGCGTTAAGTTCAGCCAATGTATTAATTGACTTAGCTGCATCAACAGCAGACTCAGCACTTTGCAATTCTTTGATTGAACGTTGTGCATCACCCTCTGTTTGAGTACCCTTGTTAAGACGTAAAGATTCATTGACTAGACGAGTCTTAAATCTCTCAAAATCATTTCTAGCAATTACATCAGGGTTATTTGAACCAGCCGCACCCATAATGGCAAGAGTTGCTCTGTCTTTTAAACCAAACTTAATATCACCTCTTTTGATGCTTGTAACATAGTTATTAGCTTCAATAGCAAGATTTCTAGCTTCACTAGCTTTTGCATAGTCAGCTTCTTCATCTTTAGCCAAGTCTGCTCTAAGAGGTTTATTGGCTGCTTCTTCTTTCTTGCGGTTAAATTCATCCAACTTCATTTGCTGGTTGAAATCAGTTTGCTGTTTAGCAAGTGCATTATTAGATTGTGCAAGTGCAAGGTATTGCTGAGAATTCTGCATTCCTTGAGACTTGAAACTATTCATCATGTCCTGTTGAGCCTTAATCGTTTGCTGATTTTGCTCAAACTGCTGAACTCGTTGCGTCATGTCAGTCAATTCTTTGACCTTGGCATCAACCTTTTCAGGATCAATTAAACCCTTGGCTAAACTGCTTGAGTATTGACTTGCAAGAGATTGGACATTCTTAGGAATGGTTGCATCTTGCGTAAATATCTTGAACGGGTCTTCCTCAACTGCACCCATAGCACCAATCCTACGCAAGTCAGGAATGACTTTAGCAAGTTGAGATATTGCGGCTTGACCTTGAGGGAATGACATTAATTGAGCCTTGACTTGCTCATTGATAGTGCCATCAGGATTCTTGATCTGACCAATCAACTGCTGTGCTTGTGCCTCAAGACCTCTGGATTGCATACCTAACCCACGTTGAGTTAAGTAATCTTCTGTTTTGAGTTGGCCTATTTGTTGTTCTTGAGCCTGTTGCTTAACTTTCATCATTTCATTGCGTAACAGGTAAGCGGCTTCTTGGTCACCACTTTGCAAAGCAGTTTGAATTGCTGGCGCATAACTATCTGGGTTGCTTGGATCAATCATGCCAAGCAATTGCTGACGCTGAGTAATCTTTTGTAACTGTGGGTCAACACCACCCAAAGCACCGCCAATTCCTTGACCTAATTGATAGCCAGCTTGTTGATAACCAATACTAGCTTGTTGCAGTGGAGTAAGTAAAGCATTCTGTCTAAACCTTTCTTGCATAGCTGCGTTTTGTGCAGTCTGATACTGGTCAGGAGTTTGAAATAATCCCATTATGTCGCTTGCCATTTTTATTACCCCCAAACAGATTGTTGAACAGGAACATATTGACCTGTTGTCGGATTGAATGTGTATGTATTTTGTTTAGGTTGTTGTTGGACACCAAACAAACTATTCAGGCCACTTGCGACAATTGGACTATTTGACAATCCACTCAATACATTTCCACTTGCACTAAACGCATTACTTGGATACATGGTTTGCGCTGCTCCAGTAATTCCACCTGAAAGCAGTTTTCCAGCATCAGCAGCACCAGCAGTAACTCGACCACCAATCTGAGTGCCAAGAGTCATAGGTTGTTGTGCAAGACTTTCCAATCCCGAAGATGTATCCATTGCTGTTGCAAATGGTGCATAAGCACCTGTCTGACCAGTGAAGTAAGCATTTTGCAGATTAGCACCTGTACCCAATAAACCGCCACCAAAAGTGATGTTTGCTTTAGCAGCTTGATCTGCATTTGCAGCTAAGTTCAAATTACTTTGAGCAAGTGCATTGTAGTAAGCAGCCATTTCAGGATTTGTAGGCATCAAGTTTCCACCCTGTGCTGTAGCTGCACCTGTGCGACCTTGCTGGAACAACTTGTTTTGCAACAATGCCAATTGATTTTCTTGAGTAGGTGCAAGCAAAGCCTGTTGTTTGGCAATGTAATCCTGTGCTGCTTGTTCTGGTGATTTGGAAATATATTGATTACCAAGACTGAACAAACTTTGTGCGCCTTGAGTTAATGGTGCATAAAGTGCAGGAGCTAATTGAGCTTGTGACAACCCAAAATTAGCCATTGATGACAAACGATCTTGGTATGCTTTAATTTCAGGACTTGCTGAATATCCTGCACCAGTTACGTTTCCTTGTGCATCAGTTGTAAAAGCTGATTGACCATATCTAGTTGTTACACCAACTGGTCTAAACCTAGCCGCGTCAGCAGCTATTTGAGCCGCACGAATTTGAGCATCTGCTTGTGTCTGTGCCGCTTGTTGCGCTTGTTGTGCAGTTTGACTAGAACCATAGCCACTCAATAATGCCTGAACACCAGCAGAACCTAGTTTGCCAATAGTGTCTTGACTAATACCTGTCAGGCTAGAAATAGAAGATATTACGCTAGGAATCAAACCTTGTGACGCAACAGCAGAAGACAAAGCTGCTGCCCCACCTGCGCCAGCACCTGCGGGTAATGCACTTCCCATCAAGCCACCACCAACAACACCTTGAGCAGCACCAGCCGCAGCGTCACCAGTGAACAAACCAGTTACAGCATTTCCTACAGAGGTAGCGGCACTTGATAGCGCCGACCCAACCCCTGGAATAAGTAAAGTTCCTCCCACTGCAGCAACAGTTCCCCAACCCCCAGGAATTCCTGTTTTTACGCCAGTATCAATTGCTTTCGCAACATCACTTACAGCACCGCCAATATTGCCAGTAACAACCTTAGCAACAGTGTTACCAACAAACTTAACGGCATTGCCAATTGCAGAAAATAAACTCATGTCTTACCCCTTAAATTGTGGCTGACCAAGCATAATCAGGAATGTCTGAGTTTTCTACTTGAATGCCAAGTTGACTAAGAGCATCTATCAACTCTTGGTTTTCTTTCTCGCCATAAATCTTCGCAATACCAGACTGTTTAAGCTGTTGAATAACGCTTTGGATAGAAGTCAATAATGATTGTGGATCATCAGCAGTAAACAAATGAATCCCGCTAACGCCTTTGTCTAATCTTTGAAGAACAAATACTGAGTCATTCTTTTTAACAATTTGTCCGTCAGGAGTGTCCATAATTTTCTTAACCTCAGTTAAAGCTGCTTGAGGGTCAAGACCTATTTGTTGGGCGTATTGGCTGATGATTTCTGAAGCATTCATAATTATTTATTCTCCAGTGCTGTAATTCGTGCTGTCAAGGCTGTGATGAGGGTTTGTTGTTCTTGGATGGCGGCTGTCAATGTGGCAACTAAGAAGCTGGTGTCAATGCCTTGATAGACAGGATTTCCGTCAGAGTCCACTGCATCTTTTTCGCCAATAACGCATTGCGGCACAACTTCAGCAAGCTCATGGGCAATAAAACCTTGCCCGTCAGATTGGTTAGATTTCCATGTATAAATTACAGGTTTTAGCGCAGAAACTTTTGCTAACCCACCTGTCATTGGCATTATGTTTTCTTTTAATCGGTAATCAGATGATGTTGCATATGCGGTAGCTGATGCAGTTACCGAAATACCACCAACAGCAGAATTTACTTTATAGAAAACCAAGATGTTTCCATCAGTTCCAGTTCTTCTAAAATAATTAGTATCACTATTTACTGAACCTACTATTTGACCAATTGCATTTAGATTAATACCAGCTTGAGTACCAGAACCCGGATTTATTTGAGATGTAGTCGCCACCAGCAAGTTACCGCTGGAGTCGATACGCATACGTTCTGCGTCTGATGTAAGAAATGTAAGTGGTTTGAATGCGCCATTGGTATCATAGCTAGCAAGAATTCTGCACGTGTCTGATGTTGCGTTGTATCCCATCCCAATATATGTGTCATTTGCACTATTAATGCTTGCAATACCAATTGATGCTAATGCTGTGTTTCCAGATTGCTTGACTGATACCCTATATCCAGCAAGCGAACTCGTACCAATCCCCACATTCTGACTTGCATCTATGTAAACAGCATTTGTGCCATTGGTAGACAAGCCCAACGCATTTGTTGCGGGAAGATACAAACCATTACCAGTGACAGATGAGCCTGTTGGAATTAACTTGCTTGCTGATGCTGTACCTGTCGTAGAAAAGTTAGTTCCATCAAATGCAAGTGCAGAACCAGAAGTAAGAGACTTACTACCATTCAGATACGTCACGCCATTTGCAGTGCCAGCAGACAGCACAGGATTGGCTGTAAGGGTTGCAACTCCAGTAATAGCAGCAGTTCCAGATACGCTTAATGTTGGAATAGTTACAGTACCTGTAAAAGTAGGTGATGCAGTATCTGACTTTGAGTTGACAGCAGTTGCAATGTTGTCAAACTCAGTGTTGATCTCTGTACCTTTGACAATCTTTAAAGGATCTCCAGAAGTAAGAGTATCCTTTGTTGCAAAATTGGTTGATTTTGTGTATGCAGTCATTTTTTATTCCTTATGACAATTTGCCATGCTTAGATTGAATTTCAATTTTTTGTATGGATAACTGAGAACCATTAATATCCATCTCATATCCAGTTTGGACAATTTTTCCAGAGCCACTACCACTTGCAATAAGAGTTTGCAAAGCAACACCTTCAGAATAGTAAGCAACAATAGTTGCGTTTGATCCATATTCTGCTGTCCCATATTCAGAAACACCTTGTGCTGGAATTAAGACATTCTGAGACAAGTAATTTGTTAGAAAGTCATATCCCCACTTTATCGTTACATACTGGTTACTTCCACCAATAATCACAACAGAAATTTTCTTGATAATTGAGGTGATTGATTGACTTCCAAGATCAGTATGGTTTGTGTAATATGCCATTCTATAAGATGATGCATTATCTAAAAACCCAGAATATTTACCAACATAACCAGTTTTTCCAATCAACAAGTCACCATTTCTCTTAGACAGAAAACACTTAGGAAGAATTGAGTCCCATGTTGTTGCTCGTAATGCGCCATCAGGCAAAGATGTTTTAGTGTCAAAACAATATACTTGTTGATTGATTGGCAATGTCAGTAAATAAAATGCTTCTTTTTCAGAATAAACAGATTTAAGATTAGCCAATGTTTCACTTGGAATCTTTTTATTCATTAAGTCATTACGAACATTTTTAGATAAATCACGTTCTGGCTGTGACTTTTCTTGAATTGTTCTCATTAAAGATCGAACACCACTGTTTGACAAGAAAATAACATCTGTACTTGTTGTTTGTATCGTATCTCTAGCAATACATCCAATGCTTTCAACAGTGTCATACAAAGTCATTGTCGAGGGAGTTGTAGCCCCCGTATAAATCAAAATCTGACGTTTGCCAAAAATATAAAGAAATCCATTGTGTGCTGCTAACCCAGTAATTTCATCAGCCCCATTGACCCATACATTATTGACATTCAGTGTTCCTGAAGTTCCTGTAGACCATACATGACCCGCAATCAAATCACTGAAGTAAACAGTTGCATTGTTTGATGTTGTTGTGGCAGCCCACAAACGTCCATAAGCAGATATAACAATGTTTGCTGATGGGACAGTAGCCACATAGCCCGTCTTCTCAGAAACACGCCTATAAGTGCTTGTAGACACAGTAGGATCAAAAATTAATGGGTCATGACCAGTTTGGAAAAAATAAGTTATTGCATTGAGTGATGCACATTGCCAGTTGCTTGCTGTGATTGTGGGTGCTGATCCACCACCACCATAGGTCAACTCTGTTAAGGCATTTAATGCGTCCAAATAAAATAACTTATTATTTCCAGCAAGCAGGACAGTCAATGTGCCATCAGCTTGCACCAATTCATGCAATACACCAACATCATTTGCACCCAAATTTCCTGTTGAGGAATTAAGTGCAGTCCAACCTTTGCGAGAACCAATACGACCATACTGGTCAATGATGCAATTTGACGCAATTAAAGCAAATCCAGCACTCAAATCAAGAGGCGAATCTTGAGTATTCAGCCCATAAAATCCTGGGGCTGAGATGCTATTAATTTCAAGTCCCGTTGCCATTACACCGCCTCAAACGAATCGTTTTCAGGGGAACGAGCCAACTCTAAAGCAATCAAGTCAGACATAGATGCCTTGAACAGTGCATAAGCCTCAGAACTATTCAACCCACCATCTTCACCACGTTCAACCAATGCCCTAGCATAAGCACCAAGAATGATTGGTTCTTTTGCTAACAAGGTTGTATCCGAATCGCTAGACATATCGTTTTCTGGCACGATCAAACTGAATCTGATGCTATATACACCATCAGGAACAGGCCAGAATTTAACTTTCAAGTCTCCATTGGTATCTACACCTTGAACTGTGTAATACATTGGGAGATTCAGAATTGGGCTAGGAACTGTGTAATAAAAAACATCATGATCTACATGAGACAAAGGAGTCAACTGATAGTAACGTGTTGTGTTAATAACATCCATTGTTTTAAAACGAACACCAGCACCAGTTAACGAATAGTTACCAACTTGACCACTAACAGTAGTAACAGTAACTGCTTGATTAAAAGCATCCCAATCATAAGCATCAGCTACTTGACGTTTAGTATCATTGATAAATTTACCAATCAATGATGAATATGAGGTTTGAGTAACAGTAGTAACGACAGGCTCACGCAAACGAACCAATACATCGTTGACAAGAGATAGGTATGTAGGTAAAGCCATAGATTACTTCTTTCCTTTATTTCTTGACGAAATCGCTTTAGCTTTTGCCTTTGCGTCTGCCTTAGATGAAGCACCCCATGCTTGCAGAGAAAGTAGCAACCTTGTGGGTTTGCCATCCTTATACTCTGCGCCATCCATGTTGCCCATTCTGGCGAGAAAAGAAGCTCGTCTGGGATTATCTCCAGACTTTACTGGCGGTTTCAAATTACCACCAGTTTCTGCATTATAAGATGATCTCCCCTTGGCATTCAACCCCCCTTTGGGATTTTGTCCAGCCTTTGTTTGCCAAGTAGGAGTTTTCATCAGTATCCCATCATTGTTTTCTTTTTAGGCTTCTTTGCAGTCTTTGCCGCTTGTTTGAAGTCAGCGGCTGTAGGTGCAGCTTTAGACCCAACCTTGTTCATCTTTTCACCAGAACCCGCCTTGATACGAGCCTGTTTAGCATTGATGTTTGAATACAAACCAGCTTTCATTTCATTTTCCTTTTAGGTTTAGACATACCAGCCTCAGACAAAGCAATAGCAACTGCTTGTTTTTGTGAAGTAACAACCTTGCCCTTTTTAGAGCCTGAGTGCAGTTTTCCTGCACCATACTCGGTCATAACTTTGCTAATTTTCTTTTGTGCTTTAGTTTTCATACCAACTCCGTTACAGAAACTGTAGAAGTTGTAATTGTTGCATCCTTGATAAACGCAATCTTTTGAGCAGGATTCACTCGTACAATTTCAACACAATTGGGGGGTATCATGGCTGATGTTGTAATGCTTGCCGTTGGACTTGTACCAATTGCATAGTGGCAATGGCCTTGAGAACAAGCAATGCGAATCATTGTTGTATTTGCACCAAAAGCAGTCATTTGAACGCTACTGGTAGTAACTGTAGCCACCTGACTTGTGCCATTACTAGCAACACCATAGGCTACTTGATTGGGATCTAATTGGAACGTACTCATGGTTTACCCTTATTTTAAAGTGAGTTGATACAAAGTGTTTTGATACAAAGCAACAATTTCATCAATCTTGTTATGTAATGCTGTTTCAGTGCGAGGAACAATTTGTTGGCGGTTTGCCTCAATCCAATCCATTTGCTGACGCAAGACTTGAGAAATCGTGCCTTTGTATTTGTTATTCACATAGGGAATATCTAATCTAAGATCAAATTTACCCTGATATTGTTGGGCAAAATCATCTGCCAATGGGACTATGGCTTCATAAAACTCATTTAAAGTATTATGTTCAGCAAAAGATGAGGTCTTGAGATGAATCCTGTGTGCAATTTCCCTTGCCAAGAACAACATTCCAACGAATTCAGCAGCAGTATTTCCCATGATTAATCTTTCTTTATAGAACCACCTGATTTCCATGCGTCACAAGTACGCAAGGCAGCACAGGTAAAGTGGAATAACTCGCAAAATCCTAGATCAGCGGCATCAATAAACTGTTGGTCATAGTCAAGCTCATTAGGTGAGCTTTTGCTCTTTTCTAAACCAGATTTGATGCACTCCATCATCTTAGGAGTTTGAATAAATGCGGCACAGTTGCCACAGCGCATAGTTTTGACAACATCGGTAGGTGCGTTATACATCTTGGCTTTCTTCAGCCAAAACGCTTCATTGGGTTCAAGTGGGTTTGGCGCACCATAGCCAAAGTTCTTGAAAGCATTATTGCGGTTCTTAAGGTTAAGTTCAATGTCCTGAGTAGGAAGTGGACAAACCTGACCTGATAAGAGTCCCTCTTTCACTTCAACCACCTTGCGGCAAAGAAGCTCACTACGCCAGATAAGGCAGATGCAATGACCATCCCCATCCAAAAACCACCCTTGCTTTGATTAGCTAACTCTAATAGAGTCTTTACATCAGCACTCAATTGAGTTACTTGACCATTTAGAGACTCTACTTGAGCCTCTAATCTACCAAAGTCTCTAGCGTCAATATCAGACATTTGCTACCTTTCTGGGTCTACCCATCTTCTTAAATGTTGGGATGACAGGCGCAAATGCGGTATCTGTTCTTACAGTATTCTTATATTCTACAGGTTCTTCAATGTCAACTCTAACATATCCATCATGTCCTTTCATTGAATCAATATCTACTTGATTAACAAAAGTCACAAGATTGCCAGATACTAAACATTTAAAGGTTGCCATAGATTCTCCAAAAGAAAGGGAGGGTTGCCCCTCCCCCCCCTATTACACCAAACGAGCAATAATTAACTTAATGGTAGTTGATGCCAAATCGACAGAAGAACCAGTTAAGTTATTAGTTGCAACAGTCACAGTGTTTGCGGCAGAAACATAAGCTCGGCGAACAATGCCAGCTTCTGTAACACCAACAGACATTGCAATTACAGCGTCACCTAAAGCAACTCCGGGGACTGTAATTGTGTCAGTAGCAGCACCAGATGCACCAGATGCTACTGATGCAGAGTCCAATGTTGCGGACACAGACCATGTGTCATTAAATAAACCACGAAACGAGGCATTATCTCGTTTTGAGGTTACAGCGGTTGCAGCAGCCATATCAATTCTCCAAATTACAAGTTAAAAAAAAGACCCCCCACCATCAGGCAAGGGGAACAACTGCAACTCAGCTTGGTACAACCAAAGCAAAAGCAGCGTAGTCACGCAATTCACCAACACCATAGAGTGTGTCAGCAGTGAACAACGTACCAAGATACTCTTGTTTGTATTGTGTCTGTGAACGAATAGCCATTTGCTCAACCAAAACCATCGCATCACGATGACCCATCAAACAAACACGGGCAATTGCAGTACCAGATGTTGGATAGGCGGCTGTTGCAGATGCTGAATCAGCATTGCTAGACACAAACACAGGCATACCATACAGATTACCGATTTCACCATTGCGGATTGTGTTGCCGTTACCAGCGTCACCCACAAATGCTTGCTCAGTGTAACGAGCCAAACCCATCAAAGTGTTGCGGCTTGATGGAGGGATGATGAAGAAACGACCATCCATAGGTACATCGCTATCGTCCAAACGCTGAATAGTGCGGCGAATAGCTGCATCAGTCAGAGCAGTGGCGTTACCAGCGCTGCTGTTTGCAGTGTAGTCAAAGGTTGTTGTGCCATCACCGCCGATATAGCCAGCATTGTAACGTGCGCCATCAGAGCCACCATTAGCAATACGACCCAACTGAATCAAGTCTGTGTCAACTTGTTTAGCCAAAGCGTAACCAGCGTCTTCTGTGTAGAAACTACGCAGTGAAGACAATGCTTGTGCTTCAACGATGTCCTCAATCAAACGAGAATATTCGTAATGCTTGTTGATAGAGATTTGAACTTCACTTTCGTTGTTCACAATCAAGGTAACGGCGTTTGTTGCGCCTTTAGCTGATGCAGAACCGCGGGTTGGGCTAGGAATGTGAACAGTGTCACCTTTCTTACCTTTAAAGTTCATCTTTTTAACGACATTGGCGGCTACAAGATTACGTTTGTAAGCCGCAACAATTTCGTCTGACCAAATTTCAGGGATGAAATTGGCTGCTGACGTAATGGTTACGTTATTTGCGGGGGAAAATGCTGTTGCCATGTTAAATACTCCAAAAAGTTAAGTGTTATTTCACTCGACCCTCTGCATATGCGGTCATTATCTCATCTGATAACGTCTCATATCGTTGAGGATCAGTCATTTTTAGCCGAATCAGGTCAGCTCGCCTGTAAACTCGTTTTCCTGTTTCCCCTGTACCACCAGTATCAACTGCTGCGGCTTTCAGATTCTGCTTACGAGTTGCTTCACCAGCGTCACTCGTTTGCTTAGTCCGAACACCTTTCAATTGCTTGTAGGTACTCAACAATTCATTGGCACTATCATAGTCAAATTCACCATCTGCCTTAGCATAAAGCCCAAGGCGAATAGGTGAAGATTTCACCCAATCAACAAACTCTTGGTCTTGAACAATCTGAGTAAAATCAGGATGTTCAGTAACAAGTTTCTGCTGAATCTGCATCTTTTTGAACTCTAGACTAGCTTGTCTAGCCGCAAGTACATCTGGATGTTTATCAATAGTGTTCTGAACTGCTTTTTTTGGGTCTTCAAAAAAATCAATTTCAGGCTCAACCTCTGCATTTTGTCGATTGCCAGAGAGATTTTGCTTAATTAACTCATCTGCTAATTTGCGTACCTCACCCACCTCTTGAGCTTGCTTTCCAATCAACTTTTCAGCTTCTTGGTGCATTTTGATGATGTCTGACAGTTCTTTGCCCCGATATTTATCGGGAACATCAGCATTCATCGGCTCAACAGTGGACTCCAGTTTCTGCTTTTCAACAGCTTGAATTTCACCTAGCATCTCATCATCGTTATCTAACAACATACAGTTTCCTTTTCCTGCCCACTCTGGGTTTTAGGAGATTACACATGGACTCGACAAAAGTTTATGAGTCCGACTTCAATTCTGCCGCCAATTTTTCCCGATGTTTTCGGTCAAACTGATGGGCTGATGTAGGGAAATGCCCACTCCAACCCTCCAACTTGATGTTGGGTGCAGAAATGATTCGGTGACTTACCGAACCACAATCACACTGGACATTGACCGCCTCATAATCAGCCAGTTTTTCAGTGCGATGCCCGTTTTCACAGGCAAATTCATACATTCTTTTCATTCAATTCCTCATAAGCCTTTTCGCTGACCTCTTTCAAGGTTTTTAGCCAAGTCAAGATGGAAAGTTCGCCTTTTTTGAACATCAAGGTCTTTTCATCAGGAATAACGCTTATATTATTGAGTGACTCTATCATATTGTCAATATCAATAGTTAATTCTTTCCAACCATCCATTGCCATCATGGAAAATCGGTCTTCGTAATACTTTTGTAACTCAGGTGTCATGTTCAAAATGCCTCAAAGATGATAATTCCACCTCGACCATTAGCGGCAGTAGCACTTCCATGAGCACCACCGCCACCAGCACCAAAACCATTACCTTGTACGCCTGCGGTTGCCACAATTGCCAAAGCAGCCCCACCAGAGCCGAAGCCAGGACAATCCCCGCCCTTGCCGCTAAAGTTAGTTTGAACTGTTGTGCCTGAGCCGTAAGAATACCCGCCTTGTTCACCAGTAATGTTGACATCTCCACCTGTAGCTGTACCGCCAGCCGCACCAGCAGTAATTGAGTTAGCGTAAGCCGTACCTGTTCCATTTGCACCTGAGTTGGCAACAATTGAAGTAATTGTAAGAGTTCCAGACGATACAATAGATGTTGAACCTGCGGAATTAGCTACTGTATACGTTAAAGTTTGACCTGCGGTCATGGCAAGCCATTTGATTGCTACACCGCCACCACCCCCACCAGTTGCTCTTTGAGCCGCTGCCGCCCCTCCATTACCGCCAACACCTACAACAGTTACTTTTACCCATTGTGTATTTGATGGTGCGGTATAAGTTGCAAGACTACCACTGGTAAATACTTGGGTATCTTTAGCTAGTGGTGAAGCAATTGAAATAGAGCCACTACCATTTGTAATTGATACACCAGCTCCAGCAGTCAAAGTAGTTTTGGTTAAAGTGTTACCCGTACTGTTACCAATAAGAAGTTGACCATCAGTGTATGTAGTCTGACCAGTTCCACCTTGTCCAACTGTTACGGCGGCATTGGTTGTAAGAATTGTTGTTGTCGCATCTGGTAATGTATATGTCTTTTCTGCTGTAGTTGCGCCAGAAAACTTAGTAAATCCATTACCAGTACCACCATAAGTAGACGCAATAATCTGAGTAAGTGCAGCAGAGCCATCAAAGTTGTTGCCATAAATTGCTCTAGCAGTTGTTAATGTGGCGGCTGAACCTGTTGTATTTTGATTCAGTGTTCCTATTGCCGTATTAGTAACACTTGTAACTTGTCCTTGGGCATTTGTAACAAAAACAGGAATTTGCGTAGAAGTACCATAAGTTCCAGCAGTACCAGTGTTTGTAATTGAAAATTGGTTTGTTGTTAAGGTTAAACCTGTGCCAGCAGTGTATGTTTGACTTGCGGCAAACTCGATAAAAACAAGACTTGTCGTGCCAATTGTGATTGGTAATGGTGTTTGTTGCACCCATGATGTATTGGCATTAACTGTTCCGCTAATTACAAGTATGTAATCACCCTGATCCACTTCATTTGTACCTGCTCCGCTGGTGTCATAGTCGGTTGCTCTTGTCAGAATGTAGGGAAGTGATGCAGTACCAGCTTGAGTTAATGTATATACGCCATTGTTTGCAGTTGTAACCTCATTTTTAATTAATAAGCGCTTACCAACATCACCAACAACTAATGTGTAGCTGTCAATTGTCAGCGTGCCATTTGCAGTAGCTGTTAGAGTTGCACCAACTCCAGAAGTTCCATTGTTGTAAGTGTTTGCTGGCAATGCTGCTGTTGTTGCGTATTGCGCCGCAGCATGAAAATTAACGCCAGACGCAATGGAGTCGGCATAGGACTTATTAACAATGTCATTGCTTGAACTTGGTGCAGTAGTAATCGTGCCACTGGTTAGCGTGACCGATGTGATGTCGGTGTTTGTTCCACTTGCGGCAAATCCTGTGATTGCGCCGCCAAGGGTTAGATTACCTGAAGTGGTGACTGTGCCGCTAAGAGTTAATCCGCTTACTGTACCCGTACCAGATACACTTGTAACAGTACCAGAACCACCTGATACTGTATCCCATGAAAGGATAGAGCCATCAGTCTTTAGATATTTACCTGAGTTTCCTGCTTGGCTAGGCAATACAGTACCAGCACCACCAGAAGTAACTAACTTAATCTTTTCAGCCAAGTCAGGAGCAACAACTTCACCAACATTTAGCTCTTTTCCTGTGGATAAAGTGATAATTAGTGAACCATCAAAGTCAATCTTGGCATCAATAACCGATATACCATCTACACCATCTTTACCATCTCGACCATTGATTCCATCTCGACCATCTTTACCATCTACGCCTTGCCGACCATCTAATCCACGTTCACCCTTATCGCCTTTTTCACCCTTTTCAGGCACAAAATCAGCAATACGATTGACTTGAGCATCAACTTTTTCTTGCATGACCTTGATTGCCTCAACAATCAAGTCAACATTCTCTTGAACAGCATCTTCTTCTTGCTGTTGCATTGCAATAAGAGTCTCCTCAACCTGAGTCAAGGCGGCTAACTTCTCATCAAATGTCAATGCATCTGATTCAATACTGAGAATAAGTTCCCGAATATTAGCCATTGTTCTTTAATCCAGTATTTAGCTTGTTCAAAAAGTCATGTTTGATCTGCATACTTGCATTTTGCTTGTCTGCCATTTGCAACTCAACAATCTTGGCCTTGTTTTTAATGTCAGATTCTTTAAGCATCAATTCAGCAATCTTAACCCTCTTATCAAACTCTTTTGAGGCTAAATCGTCTTGATTCGGCAAGTTTTTGGTCAATGCACTAGCCGTTTTAGCTTGTACTTCTTGCGGCATTAACTGCGCTTCAACCATCAACTTGGTTGCCTCTGCACGATTTTGCTCTGCTTGAGTGGTATTGACAGCAATCTGTGCCTGTGCCGCTTGCATCGCCAACTGTTGCTGTGCTTGTTGCATCTGCTGTTGGTCTGGATTAGGCTTCATCATTTCATCCAACTTGGCAATCATCTCAAATCTATTGCTCAAACTGGAGTTAGCCACAATGCCTTTCAAAATAATTGGCAATACTGGCGTATCAGCCCCCAAAGTCTGCAACAAACCAATGAACTGCTGTTGCTCGTATTCTCTAGCAATGATGCCAAGGGTAGCAGTCGGGATGAAGTTCATGTCCACAGAGGGATAGCGGTTTGGATCAAACTGCATATAGCGGAATGCGGCTTTTTTGATAAATGGCACAAGAAAATCTTCTTGGAAATTCACCAGAGTACGCTTGTACTTCTTGATGATGGATGCCACCGCCATAGACATACCAGCACCATCTCTAGATGCCTGAGTAACCATACCCTGAGAATCAAGAGTACCAGTGGCTTGCAACAACATTCTTTCAAACGTCTGTGCAGTCGCAAGGTTGTTTTGATCTGTCTGACCAAACTTAAATGGATACAAAATCTCGCTAGGTGCGCCATTGGTTAGGATAGCTTTTCCTGGCTTTACCTCAAACTTTGCACCCCTTGGTAACCTAGTTGCATCCATTGCAATCATTGGGCTTGTAGTAAGTGCCAATGAATCTAAGTGGCTGCGGATTTGAGCATCCATAGCCTTTTGCATATTGTAGGCTTTCTCAACTGTGCCACGACCCAACAAACGATTAGGAACAGTGTCATCCTGATAACTCAGGATTGGTCTGTCTTTCATCATGTAAGGACTTTCTTCAGCCTTTAACAATAATCCATCATTGGCAATTACAACGATTGCCTCAATCAAATCCTGATAATCTTCAGCATCAGAACTTTCAGGGAACAACTCAACAATGTCCTTGTTCTCAGCCAAATTCTGCAAATACTCTCTAGGCACAAGACCATAGTAAGTTAACAGCTTGACCTTTTGGTCTTGGAACATTTGAATTTCTTGAGTTGCCTCTAAATCCTCGTCAGATGCAACAATGCCAATGTCTACCTTGCGATAAACACCAGACTCAATGCCAGCCACAATCTTGTGAATAGAAATAAACTTCTCAACTGCTACACCCATACAGTCATCAATGCTTGTTCCATTCGGATCAAACAAGAAATTCTTAGGGTTGATAGGCATGATCTTGACAGCAATTCTGTCTCTCTCAATCACGCCAATAGCTGCTTGACCTTGCTGATTAGGAATCGGCTGAGTTGCAGGGATGTATTCCTTTTCAGTCTTAACAACAATCTCGCCGATGCCAGTGCCGTAAATCTCTGCCATTAATTCGATCTGGTCAATGGCTTTTCTAATTTTGTCTTTCTTGAAGTCTTCCATCAACTGATTCTTAATCATCTCAACATCAATGGGGTTGCCATTAACGTCTTGAATATTGTCCTCAATATCAAAGAAGTCGCCTTGACCAAAGATAGCTTCCATGATCTCAGCGTGACGAGTCTCAACAGCTTGCTGAGTTGCAGGGGTCACAATACGGCTACGTTCAGAGTCACGAGTCTTGTCGTCTTCAGCCCATTGACCTCGGAAGATGCGTTCATACTCTTCCCAATCTGACAGGAAATTGGTATCCCGATAGTTTCTCCACCGATCACAGTGGTCAATAACAAATCTTGTTAATTCCTTATCAGCCTCAGTAGGTTCTTGGAATTCGTTTTGTTCTAATTTATCTGTTGCCATTTAATGCCCTCATACGCCGCTAATGATGTCGATTGGTTGCCATTCGTTTTCATCATCTGCCTCAAAGTATGAGGTTATAGATAACTGATCTATATAACTTAACGCATCAGGAAGATCGTCATGCACCCCTTGGGATGGGTACATCAGCAACTGGTCAACGAACTCTGACCAATCCTCATCCTTGTTAAGCACGATTCTGCCATGCTCGAAGCGTCCTTGCAATGCCCAAATGATTCGATCTGACTTCTTTCGGTTGCCATGCGTCAAATCCACAATATGAGCATATATGTTGGATTTTCGCATTAAATCACTCAAATAGGGAAGTACCGCATTTTTTAATGCCCCACGTTCAATCCCAATGCTAATCGGGCGGTACTCCCTGATAGCCAACAAGATATTAGCGGCAGTGGTGCGAATATCCCATCTACCATATTCAATCTTATGCACCCACCACTTGCCATCCTCGGTAACCTTAACCACAGCAATGGCACTCTGGTCTAGCCTCTTTTTGGAGTTAGCTGCCTGTTTAGCAACTTCCTCAAACCCCGCCAAGTCAACCGCTATGAAGTAAGACCCATACTCAGGGATTTCCCCGTACTTCAGCCATTCCTCTTTGAAGACATCACTCCCCGCATTGTCAAAGGATGCCATATACTCTTGCTTAAATGCAAAACTTGATAGGGTCTTCTTTGCGCTTTCGATTTCACTAGGGTCTATTAAAGGGTTATCTTTAGTGGTGAAATGCCAACTTTTCCAATCAGGATCTTCACCCTCCTGACCCAAGTTATACAAATCATAGAACCAGTTCCTACCCTTGGGAGTGCCAATCATCATGCACCGACCCTTTTTATCACTCAATGACGCACGAATAACCTGTTCCCAAGTCTCAGGCTTAATGTCGGCAACCTCATCCAGCACAGCATAAGTAAGAGATACACCCCGCAAGGTGTCGGGTCTGTCTGATCCCCTGACGTAAATCTTTGCACCATTAATCAAGGTGACTTCCATGTTGTTGACATGGCTAGACTGAATAATCTCCCGTCCAATGTCTAACAGTATATCCCAAATAATCTGTCTAGCCTGTCCCTGAGTCGGCGCAACGTACAGCACAGCACTACCAGCGGGGCAACTCAAACCCTCAATCAGTAGCGTAGTCACCGCTAACCTAGACTTACCGCATCGTCTACCCGCCACGACAACCTTGAACCTCGTCTTATCGGCGTAGACCTCCTGCTGCCAAGGCAATAGCGCAAAGTTCAGATCAGCCATTCTTAGCCTCTACATCCTGTATGTCACTTGGCTCAATCACTGTGGTTGCAGGTGCGCCTATGCCAGTGATATTAATCGTGACTGCACTCCTCTGGCTCTTATCCTTTTCAAACATTGACACTGGCAGTGTGCGGTCAACACACATTTTGATAGCCGCCATCTGTGCGGGGTGATTGTCATTCAACGCAATTGAGATCATCTTCTCGACAACATCCTTACCGCTAGACTTGATAAGCATATCTTTCAAGTCCTTGATCCTCTGGTTGTCGGTCTTGGGTAGGGCAAGGTCAGGATTCCTTGCGTACTCCTGTATCTGACGCTTTAAGCCATAGATACCCTTGGGTCTGCCAGCTTTCTTCTTCTCTGGCTGTAGGGCTTCATCTTGGATGCTGTCAATCTGTTCTATCTTCACGATTATCCTTGTCTTTGTGGGCGTGATAGGTTGCGACTATAGCAAATTGTGGGTTGATAGTCTTCTTTTTTTCGTAGCGGGGAAGTGGGGATGTTGCCCCTTTTCGACTTTTCGTTTTTTCAGTGGGGCGGATGCACCCACAATTTTCACCGACAGCGACCACCCCCTCCCCCCATATTCAAAAATGAGAACTTTTTTCTGTTGATAACTCAGATTTTGGATATGCATCCGCAAGTTGTTGATTTCATTAGACATTCTTGGCAACTGACAAACTGCTGACATATTCCATTTAACACAATGTCCATTATGTTAAGTAGAAATCACAAAAGGTATTACAAATATTCGCAAACTGTGACAGGAAATGAAACCAGCATGGGCAAATGTGAATAACTCCGATCTAAATCTGTGGATAACCTGTGGATAACTTTTAACTCGGTGAATTTTCTGGCGGCAAACGTGCGGAGTGAAAGAGTCGGATGGTGCATTATTGGGGTACTGCGAATGAGATTGATTCACATTTCCAAATCG